CCTTGTAATTCTGGATTTTGCTTGAAATCTGCATAGTGAATATGCTTTTCAATTGCTGTTGTAGAAATTTTACCATTTCTTGTCATGTTTGGTAAGAAACGAATTAATAATTCTCTTTTACCATCTTTTCCTTCTTCTAATTTTGGTCTTAATAAACCATCATCATTCGATTTTTTCTCTTTTAAAAAAGAGCTTGCTTCTTCCGAAGCGCCTAAGTTAAAAACATCATCTGCCATAATCTTCCTTTTATTCTTTTTATTCTTTTTATATAGATTGTATCAAATAATAAGAGAAAAGTTTAAAAAAAAATAAAAATTAATTTAAGATCCTAACTTATTTTTATCTATAAATGGAACGTCATATTTAATAGCCAATTTGTTAAATAATGGTTTTAATTTAATAAAACCCTGTTCAGTATATGAAGATGTTTCAAATTGTAAATTGTTTTCTTTAAACCACTGAAACATATTATCTGCTAATATTGAAGCATATCCTTTACCTTCATATTGTATATCAACACATAAATAAGATAACCAATAAGTATTTTCTTGATATGGAGATTTGAAAATATGTGCTAAAGCTACAATTATATTATCTACCATTAATCCCATAAAATAAACATTTTCTGGTTCTTTTTGATAATCTGAATATTGAAAGTATTTAAATGCTTTATTACCACCTTCACTTTTCATTAAATATCTTGGATCAAATTCACCATCAGGTCCATTAGTTGAAATATATTTATAAAAATCGTTTCCATTAAATATTTTGAAATTATTTGTATATGCTTCAAATAATTTATAATCATTAATTGTTGTTATCATAATAATTTAATAGCGTTTTTAATGTATGGTACAAAATCGTAAGTTAATAAATCTTTTTTATTAACCCATTTATAATCTTTCGATTCCCAATCTATTATTACATCACCAATGAATTGTTTTGTATAATAAAAAGTTATAATAAAATCAGGATCAGTATATGAAACTAGTTCAACTAAATTATCAATAATTAAATTTGTTTCTTCTTTACATTCTCTAATTGCTGTGTGTATTTTACTTTCATTTTTATCAATAATACCACCAGGTAAATTCCATTTATTTGGCATCCATGGAGCAGTTGAACCACGTTGTAAAATTAATATTTCATTTTTTGAATTAATGATAAAAGTGGCAACACTATTTTCCAAGTTTTTATATTCATTAATAGTTGTTATCATAATAATTTGTTTAATTCTTTAACAATATACTCTGGCACATCTGTTTCTGGATCATTATTATTGGTTGCTGAATTTTTAACCCAATCAGCAATACTTGCAATGTCATTTATATCAATATCTAATTTTTGAAATTCATCAGTATTTTGAAATTGTTTTAATGCGTCAATATTTTTTTTCCAACCTTCTTCATAATCAAATAAAACTATATCAGATAAAAATTGCTTTAATACTGGATATTTAATTTGACTAATTGTTTGCGAATCTATATGTTTATTTTGACTTTCTTTATATTTTTTATAATCAAAACCTAATTCTTGATCTACTTTTTGTCTCAGTTTTACACCATCGTCTGTTAAATCGCGTCTTTCAATATTTTCATAACCATACATTCTAGCTAATTCTAACATAACAGCTTTACCATAACCGTATCCTGGAACAACAGCTTTAATCATAGAAATATAATATTTATCTCTAAATTCGCAATACTCAGCAAATGCCACTAAATTATTATTAACATATGCACGCAAAATATATTCATGTTGTTGATTATGAAAATTGATATATTCGTTTTCAAATTTAATATTTGAATTTAATTCAAACACTTTCCAATTTTTAATTGTTGTTATCATACTTGTTGATATTTACTTCCTTTTGCTGAATAGACTAAATCTAAATTATATTCTACATTAACACCGAATGCTTTCATTGTAACAAAAATATCTTTAAGACATTCTTCTGCAGCACCACCTACTAATATAATTTTTCTAGATTGTGCTATGAATTTTTTAAATAAATTAGCCAATTCTTGTGAACAGAAAAACCATTTATGTTTACCATCAATATATACCCAATAATCACCATTTATTGTTTCTAATAGATCTCTTTCATAAAATCCATGTTCAAATTTTTGTAATATAGCATCTTGCATTGGTGTAGAAAAAAAATACGGAACATCTTCAACAGATAATTTTCCACCATATTTTTTTTGAATAGATAATACTTGATTTGGAAATGTATAATCTGCATAATCTATATCTTTTGTGTCATATATTTGAAATACTCTATTAAAATCTTCACAATATTTTTCTAATGCTTCTAAATATGCTTCACCAAAGAATTTTTTATATCCTTCTTGTACATCTACAATAACTAAATCAGTACCATTATTATTTGATTCAAACAATTTTCTAAATTCATTTATAGATGTAATCATTGATAAATATTTTATTTTTATATATTAAAAAACCAATCTAATTAGACTGGTTTTTTTCGGTATGTGCTAATAATACAGCATCTATCATATCATCAATTGGCTTAGGAGTAGCTTTCATTTTAAATAATTCTTTTCTATGTGGTAATAAAGAATTTTTTATTGCACAGTTTTGAATATATGAACAATCAAAAACTGCTTCTAACATATCAGGTTTTTTAAAATTACCACCAGAAATACCTATTCTATTTTTATAAATTCTTTCTTCTCTTGGATTTTTACCACCAATAACTTTAATGATTGGATCATAAGTCATTTGACAAGTTTGTAATTTTAATGTAGATGGTGCTTTTACAATAAATTCATTGAATGGTAAAGCTACTAATTTGTTTCTTAATAATGTAGCGTAACATACTAAATCTAATAATGAAGAAGTATTTGACGAAGAATATGAATAACCTTCTGTTATTACTACTGTTTCTTCTGGTTTACAATGTGTTAAAATATCGGCTACAATCATATTTGTTATTTTATTATATTGTATAATTTTTGCTACTTCAGTATCAGAATAATTATCTGCTTTTATGTTTTCATAATTGCGATAAGTAATATATGATAATGTTTTATGCCATTTAGATAATTTATTAGAATTCATATAATTATAGTAATATTCGTTTCCGTTATCTAATAAAATATATAATCCTGTACTAGTTAAAGAACAATCTAATCCTATGTAATTCATTCATAATTAATGTATTTTTATTATTTAATATATAATAAAAAAATATTTAAGTTTAATATGATAACTAGTATAAATGAATTTAAAAAAATAAACGAGCAAATTGAGCAAATGCCACGTTTATCTCAGACTATTGCTGACATTTTAAACGCTCAAATTAAAAATGAATTAGTATCATCTCAAATATATAGAGGAATGTCTGCATGGTTAGATGATAAAGGATGGATAGGTGCATCTAAATATTATTTCAAAACTGGTGGTGAAGAATTAGTACACATGGATAAAATATATCAATTTATATTTGATCGTAATGCTAAAGTTATTGTTCCAGGATGTGAAATGGTTAAACAAGAATTTACTGATATTCGTAATTTAGTAGAAGAATCATTACAACACGAAATGCAAGTAACTAAACAATGGGAATCTATTTCTCAATTAGCAAAAGCAGAAGGTGATAATACAACATATCAATTTGCTCAATGGTTTTTAAACGAACAAATAGAAGAAGAAGCTAAATTTAGAGATTTATTATTCAAATTTGATTTAGATATGCCTAATTGGAAAATAGACGAATTATTTGAAAATTTATAAATAAAAAAGCCGCTAAATTTAGCGGCTTTTTTTATAATATTTTATCTGATGCTTTAAGCTGTTTTAATTTTGTTAAACCATAAAAGGTTTCTAATACTTTACATTTAATTACACCCATTTCTATAAATATATTTTAATATATAATTTATGGAAAACAAAAAATATTATATAGTTTATCAAATAACCAATTTAATTAATAATTATATTTATATAGGATGTCATTCAACATATAATGTAAATGACAGTTATATTGGATCTGGAACAAATATATTAAAAGCTATAAAAAAATACGGAAAGAAAAATTTTAATAAAGAAGTATTATTTATATTTAATAATAAAGAAGATATGTTATTAAAAGAAAAACAATTAGTAAATAAAGAATTTATTTCTAGAAAAGATACATATAATATAATTTTAGGAGGATCTACATTTTTAACAATAGATAATATTTCAGTTAAAGATAAAAATGGAAATATGCTAATGGTTCATAAAAATGATGAAAGATATTTATCTGGAGAATTAGTTGGTGTTGTTAAAAATAAAGTAGTAGTTAAAGACAAAAACAATAACAAAATACAAGTAGATATTAATGATCCTAGATATATATCTGGTGAATTAAAACATATTAATAATAATAAAATTATAGTTAAAGACAAAAACAACAATAAATTACAAGTAGATATTAATGATCCTAGATATATATCTGGTGAATTAACCGGACATACTAAAAATTTATCACCAATGATGAATTTATTGACCAATAAAGTAGAATTAATAGATACTAGAAATTATAACAAAAATAATTATATCTCTATAAATAAAAATAAAAAATGTGTCATTAATGAAAAAAATGAAATAATTCAAGTAGATAAATCCGATAATAGATTTAAACATATTAACAAAGATATAATTTATGCGTATGACGAAAATTATAATATTATAAGAATTAATAAAAATCATTCAAAATTATACGATAGCACATATTTGTGTAAAAATTACAGAAAAATAGCTTTAGTTAAAGATATTAACGGTAATATTTTTATTATTAATAAAATAGATTTAAGATATAAAAACGAATTAAAATCTTTTATTAAAAGAAATTAAAATATTTTGTTTATTCCTTTTAATTGTTTTAATTTATTAAGTCCATAAAACGTTTCTAATACTTTACATTTAACCACGCCATGTTCACCCATTGGATATGCTGTAGAACTATTTCTTGGTTTTAACATACACGTAATCCAAATAATATCATTACGATCAACACTTCTGTATGTTAAATTAGTCGTTTGTAAATTATTTCCAGATGCTTCTTCTAATTTTTTTATTTCTTCTACATCAGTAATAATATCAACTATTTGATCTATTTCATATTCATCAGAATCTATTGGTTCTAATGTATCTTTATTTAAAATAGTATTTTTAAATTCATTAATATTTGTTATCATTTTAATTTATCTAACTTTTTACTATTTGGATTAATAGACCAAAATGAATTTTTGTTAGCCATTTTAACATCTGAACTAATATCTGCATTTTCTGTTGTTTGACCAGATCTAAATACTCCACCTTTCATAGCACAATCTAAAATACCTTCATCAAACATACAATTAATTAATTCTGACCAATCTGTACATTTTGTATTTGTTAATTTAGAATTTTCTATTTCAGATTGATAAATATTAGAATTATAAATATGTGCATCATTTATATTAGTATCAATAATATCACAATTATATATTGTAGCTTTGTTTATTTTACATTTTATAAAATCTACACCTTTTATATAATAAATATTTCCTATAATTGCATCAGTTATTTCTAATCTATTTGAAATAGAATTATAATTAATTGTAGCATGTTTTATGTTTTCACACGATTTAATTACTTCAAATAATTTATTTTTTAACTTATCCCAATTTAATTTAACGTTTTTATATGATTCATCTGTATCGACTTCAATTTTAATACCTTCTATATTAGATAAAAAGTCATCATATGTTTTATATTGTTTAAACCAGTTAATGTTTTCTTCTAAATATGTTGATAATTTAATATAATCTTCTTGATTTAATTGTTCTGTTATAGCAGATCTAGTTTGTAATATAAAATAATCCATTAATGATAAAATTTCATCTGATTTATTTTCATAATCTTTACCTCCAATATATCTAAATTCTAAATAATTTTTCCATTTTTTTTGTAAATTTATACCGTAATATTTAGTATCATCAGGAATTTTTAATGATTGTATAATAGAATTCATTGCATATTCGCTATCTAAATAATCTTCAAATGGTAATATCCATTTTATAGATCTAGCATAAATATTATTACGTCTATTTGGAAATTTTTCATATACATAATCTTCGTTAAAATTTAAAATTAATTTTATTGGATTAATTGATTTAACTTCCATATCATCAAACGAAATATTAATATGAACAGAACTATGATCATCTGTAAACCCATTTTTTTTTATAAATTCTAACATTTTGATACATATTAATCTAGCATCTACCCAATGTAACGGACCAGTAATTAATTCTATCATTTCTGAACCACCACTATAGTCTGGTTCTATTTTAAATTTTTTATCTGTAACTTCAAAATCAGAGTGATATTGATTAAATCCCCATATTTCAATAGGATCAAATAATAAATTTAATAACTCCATCGTTTTAATATAAGAATGATTTGAAAAAAATTCAAATTCTAAACCAACACGAGCATGAGCTAAATCTTTCCATGAATTAATAAATTTGCTATTAAATGTATTCATATAGTGTATATATTAAAAAAGTCCAACATATAGATGGACTTTTAAAAATTGTAATATTATTTTTTATTTGTTTAAATCATTATATAAAGCAACTTTATCTCTAATAGAATCAATTAAACATTCTGTTAATGTATCAGAATCAAAAGATATATTTTCTAATGTCAATTTTCTATATAATCTATTATACATAAATTTATAGTTATCTTCATCTTTATTTAAAAAAGTTAATAAATGATCAGGTTTAATTCCTTCTTTAATATAAGAATCTAATAATTCATTAATAATAAAATATATCTTATTTATATCCATTTTTTAAATTTCGTTTCTTAATTTCGTTAAAATCATTGCTTTATAATAATCTTGTAAATTAGATGATTCAATTTTTTCATTAATGTTATTTAATATTTCATCAAATAATATTTGTGCTTGATCATCGCCATTTGCAGCAATAATATTTTCATTAAAATCAGTAGGTACTTCATCGATTGAAACTATTTCATAATTTAATATTTCACCTGTAACATTAGTTCCTGGTTCTAAATCAGAATCAATCATATATCCTGCATCACCTTCATTTGTAGCATTTACATTACCAGTAATAGTTACTGTAGCAGTTGCAGTATATTTAAAAGATTTGTTTTCATCATTTTCTTTTATTAATTGACTAAAATTTCTCATTATTTGTTCATTATATTTTTTATTATTTCGTCTGAAATATTTTTTATTTCTGGAGTAATTTTAATAAAATATTCATCTCCTTCATTATCATACATAGCAATAGAATTTAATTCATCTGAATTATTATCTTCATATTCTGCTGGATTAGTTTGTGTTTCTGGCCATACTTCATAAAAATTAACATAAACTGATATATTCATATTAATTGTTACACCTTCAGTTTCATTTGTAAATTCAGTATCAAACTCTTTCGTTGTATCATTTTCACTTTCTGTATGTGGTGCATTAAATACAGACCAATCACCTATCATAAAATATCTAGATCCATATTGAGATTTTAACGTTTTAAAATCGTTATAACTCATTGTATTTAATGTATCTAAAATAGATTGTAAATATTCTTGTGCTTTTATTTGTGCATTTGAATTATCAATTTTAAATTGTTCAAACGTCTTAATATTAATTATTTTAATTTTCTTTTCCATTTTAATTGTTCATTAACATTTTTAGCATTATTCTCTTGCAAAACTTTCATTATTACTTGATTGTTTTTTTCATTAATATTATCTAATGAATTTATAAAGAATATATTATTTTCATAAATAACTTTGAAATTAGATTTATTGATATTCTTATTTAATGCTTCAACTAATTTAGTTATTTTATCATTATTTTCAATATACATTACACATTCAAATGGTAAATCATTTTCTTCCATATCTTGCGTAAATGTTAATGGATTTTCAGGATATTCACTATCAGGAATACAATCTAATAAACTTACAATAACACCCAAATAATTTTGAACAAATGCAACAGATATATCATCAGGTGCTTGTGCTGGATCAACAAATATTTTTTGAACCATACCAATTGTATCAGGTTTTGACATATCAAAATCTTTAGCATATTGTGCAATTTCTTTAGCTTGTTTTAATGCTTCTGGATTTATTCCACCAAAAGGCAAACATCCAGAAGGATTATTAGGATCTATATTTTCATTAATAGAGTTAACAGATTGGTTTTTCCAATCTTTAATAGTTGTAATCATGCTAAAAATAACTGTTTATTAGTTTATATATAAAATATTAAAAATTAAAAATCAATATCATCAAAATTTTGTTCATCTATATCTTGTTTAAATGCACCAGTCGTATATGAAATAATTTCTGTTTCTTGTGGAGCTTCTTGAACAGTATTACCACCAATCCAATTACCAATCCATGATATAGGATTGGACACCTTTTCAAATATTGGTTCAAGTCTAATCATTTTCATTCTGTTATTAGTTAAGAACTTCATATATTGAATCAAAATTTCTGCATTTAATCCAATCATAGATCCATCTTTAAATAAATATTGAGCCCAATCCATTTCTTCAGCCGCAGCATCTTTATACATTTGAATAACTGTATCTTTACAATCTTCTACAATATCTTGAAAACCTTCAGATGCATCTTCAGCTAATAATTTTAAAATTAATGATGAGAATCCCATATGTAAATTTTCATCTCTAGCAATTAATGAAATAATTTTAGCATTACCTTCCATTTTTTTATTCTGAGCAAAAGCAAATGAACAAGCAAACGATACGTAAAAACGAATACCTTCAAGAATATTAATAGAAACTAATGTTAAATATAATTTTTTCTTTTTATTATATTCTGTATCTTCTGAAATGGAATTAATCATATCATCATAATATTTAGTAACAGAACTTGCTCTTTCTAAAATTCTAGAATCAGTTAATACAGTATCAAATACTTCTGATGGATTCGTATAAATCTGTTTAATTATATAAGTATATGAATATGAATGTAATGTTTCAGAAAATTCCCATGCTTTAGCGAATGCTTCAATTTCAGGATTAGTACAATGCTCTAATAAATGAGAAATACCTCTAGATTGTATTGAATCTAATAAAATTTGATATTTTAAATTCAATGTAAATGCTTCTTTTTGATAATCTGGTAAAGAATTAAAATCTGCTTTATCTTTTGATAAATTTATTTCTTCTGGTCTCCAGAAATATGCTAATTGTTGTTTAAACATGTTAAAAATTTTATCATGTTTTGGTTGATCATATCTTTGTAATGATAATGGTTCACCAAAAAACATTGGCGATTTTCTATAATCTATTTGATTAGTATTTATTATTGATTTCATATTATATTAAATTGTTTTTGTTATATTAAAAAGATAAAAAAAGGTTTATAAAAATATAAACCTTTTTAATCATTTTATTAAAAGTTTTTTATGTTTTTATATTTTCTGTAACAAATTTAAATATTTTTTGTTCATTTAATTTAAAATTATCATTATCCCAAATTTCTAAATATTTAAATCCATTAGTTATTGCTAATTGTTTTTTTAATTCATCATGTTTATATTTTATATCAGCTGTTAATGAATCATTAAATAAACATTTCCAATTATTCCATTCATTTAATGATAACTTGTCTTTTCTTGGATGAAATTTATGTCCATGATATTCTATAATTAATTTAATATCGCCATAAAGTATTGTTAAATCATAAAAATAATATTGTTTATTTTCTTTATCATATATAAAATATTCTTTTTTATTATTTTCTTTATCACCATAATAAATACAAATATTTTCATATTGTTGTAAATATTCTATAATTTTTTTAAATTGTTTTAAAGATGTTTTTGAAATATTTGTACCATTGTTATAACAATTATTTATCCAATATTGTTGTTGTAATTGTTTTGCTTCTTCGATAGAATATCCATCATTTAAATAATGTTCAACACAAAACAATGAGGATTTTTTTTTATCTAAACTAATTATTTCTTTTGCTTCTTCAATAGTATATCCTTTATTTAAATAAAATTCAACATTCCACGGACTATTTTTTTTATTATATTGTTCAATATATTCATCAGATTTATTATTAAAATGTGTTTTTATGTGTGATTGTTGATATTCCTTTAACTTTTGTTTTGCAATGTGTTTATCATTATATAGATTTATCCAATATTTTAAAGATCGTTTAGATACATCTTTTTGTTTTTTTATATTTGCATTATATTTTAATATACCTAATTCTTCACCATATTTTTTAATATATGTTTCTTTTGAAATACTTCTTTTTTCTCTATCTTTTTTATTTATAAACCCATATCGTAATAATAAATATTCATCAGAAACTCTATCTTTATTATTATTTGTAACATATTTTATAAATTTTTCCAATCTAATAATATCAAATAATTCATTAATATTATTAGAATTTATAAATAAAATAAAAGTATCTTTCTTGTGTAAATAATTTCTTAATACATTTAAGAAAGATACTTTATCATTTATATTGTAATTAATTTTATAATATATCTCTATTTGATTTTCATTATCTTCTATATTACTTATTTCATTTAATTTAATAAAATTAGTACATTTGTGTTTGCTATTAATTATTGTATTATTTAATTTTAACATATATGTGTTTTATTTTATATATTAAAAATTTCAAAACACTTATATGCACCACTTTCACAACTCAAAGTTGGCATGCTCCACCATCACATCCTGCTTCCATTGATGTACCCATATCATCTAAATTATCAGATTTTTTATCATCTGTATTAGCATAATATAAAGTTTTTAATCCCATTTTATATGCGTATAAAATATCTCTAATTACACCACCAATAGAAATACCATCTTCACTATATTCGTAATAGTGATTAGCAGATAATGATTGATCATACCATTTTTGCATAACTGCGATAATATTAGTATAACCTTTATTTGATTTCATATCATATGCTAATTGATATTTGTTTTTTAATTTATGAATTTCAGGAGCAACTTGTTTAACTAAACCAGATTTAGATCTCTTTGTTGTAATTAATGCTCTTAAAGCTTCAAATCCGTTTGTTGCATTTTGAACAACAGCAGATGATTCAGCTGGCATACCTGCAGATAAAACAGAATTACGTAAACCAAATAATTTAATGTCTTTTCTTAATTGATCCCAATCACAAGAATAATCGCGTTTAACTATTTCATCTACATTTTTATTATAACGATCAATTGGCATAATTCCTTCAGCATATGTAGTTTTATCAAACCATTCGCATTGTCCAAATTCTTTAGCTAATTTATTTGATGCTAATAACAAAGAATATTGTAAATGTTCAAATAACTCATCAACTTTTGGTAATGCTTCATCATCTGTATATTTTAAATCTTGTTTTGCTAACCAGTATGCAAAATTTGTAACACCAACACCAATAGATCTACGTTTCAACATTTTTTTAGACGCATTAACTGGGTAATCTTGATGTTCAATAACGAAATCTAATAAACGTACAATGTATTCTGAACATTTATATAATTCATCCCATGATTTAATCGTTCCTAAATTATGTGCGGCTAATACACAAAGAGCAATTTCACCTTCTGATAAATGTTCTGTTGCTGGATTATTATCAATATCGTAAATAGAAGATAATTCTTGTGTAGGTAAACAAATTTCAACACAATTGTGTACTAATATATTATTTG